AACAGTTGCTGTCAAAGATGCTGGCAACACAGTATCACAAAAAGCGGATCAGCCTGCGCCAGACCCGAATGCACCAGCAGTCGAGGAAACAGGATTTACTCAAACAGAAATTGATAATTTGTTCGGTGGTGGCAACAACGGAGCAGTAGCATTAGATGATGGTGCAAGAGCATCAGTAAGCAACTTCAGTTTTGGATATCCAGACATGTGTAGATTTGAAATTGTTTTACAGAAATCTCCAGGAGGCTCCGACACGTTTCTAACTCAAGTTTTCTCTAGTGAGTATTGTGTCATAGAGAATGTGCAAGTCGATTATGGTGGACAAAATAAAATGGTATTTTTTAGTCCCGAAGGTGCCACTGGCGGTAAATATTATCCATCAGAAGTTACATTAAATATTAGCTTAAGAGAAACATCATTGCCAACAGACGGCGCAGTGTATACCGACCACAGTAACGCAACAAGAACAATTTTCTAATATGAGCATATTCACATACTATCCTAAAATTGCATACAAAGTTGATGATTACAATTTTCTAAAAGCAATTGATATCAATGTAGTCACTAAAATAAAAGACTATCTCACGCAATACAGAGGAATTTCATATTCACCATATGTGGTTGGTGATGGAGAAAGTCCAGACTTCATTTCGTATAAATTCTATGAAGATCCAGGATATGATTGGATTATCATGTTGACTAACAACGTGCATAGCATCTATGACGATTGGCCAAGAAACTCTGAGACATTCAAAGAATATATCATATACAAGTACGGCAGTTTACAAAATGCAATGTCAACTACAAAGTATTACTACGATGCCGACAAAAATATAATTGATGTGATAGAGTACTCAAGTTTACCAACAAATGCTAGAAGTTTGGAGACAGTCTATGAGTATGAATTGCAATTAAACGTAAACAAATCTAGAATTAAAATTTTAAATAGAAGTTCAATTAATTCAGTTGAATCTGGATTAAGATCAATTCTAAGTAAACCTATTTTATAATATATGGCAACTTCACAATATTATAATTTACCCAATCCATTTGGAAGAACTTCCGATGATATAGGATTTGAAACAGCCAATTTAACACTGAACACGAAAGACACAGTTCGTAGTAACATTGGCGGAACTTTCATCATTAATGAAATTTCAATCATAACAAGACAAAATTTAAAAATCTCATTACTTGAAGCATTCGAAAGTTTGGAAATTGACGAGAATGTGTTTTCGTCTTCTGTAATTGGTGCAGTCATACTAACTGACATTGGTGGTGGTATAGAAAAATTTCAACTGCAAGGTGGCGAACGACTAATTATAAAGCTATCGAAGCCAATCACAAATGAGATATTGCTTTGGCGTGAAGATTTCATCATTAATAAGATTGGCGCACATACAATCAATATGGAAACTGTGGGTGCAAGATATGCGCTGTACTTTTCATCTAGAAGTTTTGTGAACTCAATGAAGAAGAATTTGTTTAAGAGTTACAAGAACACATCTCTTGCAGGTGCAGTCAAATCTATGTTTAGTGAAATGTCAAAAAATGATTTGATGATAGAAGATCCAAAAATAACATTGACAACACCTTTCATATCAACAGGTCTAATGCCACATAAAGCAATTGAAGCAATGGCACAAAGAGCATGTTCAAAATCTAAGTTTTTTTTATTTTTTGAAAGATTTTTTCCAGTTGTTGGCACATATGCAGATGGCAAACCATTTGCGTCAACACATTTCTTTGGAAGCTACGATAAACTAGTCGAAGACTCAACTAATTATGGTGTGCATAATATATTCTTTGATCCGAATCAGAACGCTAAAATTGAACCCAATTACATTCGTGCGGCAAGGTTGACTAAAAAAGATAACTTCAATCATTTGGAGTTAATGTTGTTTGGACATTACAATACAACTATAACTTCTCTTGATCCAATCAAAAGAAATCACACAGTAAACGATGTTGGATATTCAAAAGAAAACAATTCAACTAAAGATTTTTATTCAAATAAATTGCTAGACAAAAATAACATTTTCAGCACATACAATAGTAATGAGAATGAAATTCAAGGAAGAAAATTAATCTTTTCATCTCCGTACTTAAACGATACAGTTCAGCGCAGTAATTGGCTAGAGACTAATATCTTTGGTAGTTTATCTAAGAACATGTTTAAGATAGAGGTTGACATTCAAGGTGCAACAAACAATATTGGCGCAGGACATGTTGTGAATTTCATTACGCCAAGTGGATTGGAAAAGAAATTGATTCCTGGCAAGTCAAACATTTTACCCGATGAATATCACTCTGGCAGATATTTTGTATTTGGAGTTAAGCACAGCATCACATTGTCAACGTATATTAAAAAATTAGAATTGTCTAGGGGTTCGCTTCCTATGGACTTCAATAAGAACAATTTGACAGAAAAAGATTTGTCAGAGTTACAATACCTATAAGAGAGTTACTTCAAATGACTTTAAAACTTAAATTTTCAGAGTATGTAGATTTAAAAGACTACAAAGCGACTCAGCTTGTAGAGAAACAAATTCTTTACAACAATGGCGCAAAGTATGGACAAATTGTGTTTCTTGCTGGCGGCGCTGGCTCTGGTAAAGGTTTTGCTGTTCAACATTTTATGCAAGGTGCAGACTTTAAAATACGTGACGTTGATGAATTAAAGATTGCATTTCAAAAGCTAGATGCGCTTGGTAAATTCACAACCCAAGATTTGCTCGACAAGTATGGCGACAAGATTTCTCAGAAAGATAAAGAACTTATCCAAAAAGAATTGACTGACAAGAATTTAAAGATGGGTGAATTGAATCTTAAGACTCCAACTCACGTTTATATTCTACACGTTCTTATTCGTGCAACTGACGTAAAGAATAAGACGTTAGACTTGATGCTTGCTGGCGCTGAAAAAGGGCAATTGCCAAATCTTATTTTTGACAGCACATTCAAAGAAGTTTCAGACATGACAGATGTTTTGCCGAAACTGTTTGCCGCTGGATATGAACCAAAGAACATTCACGTATCGTGGGTTTTGACTAACTATCAGATTGCAATCAAGAATAACAAATCAAGAGCAAGAGTTGTGCCAGAAGACATTCTGCTTGCTACTCATGCGGGTGCGGCACAGACTGTATATAACTTAGTGACAACTGCTATGCCACCTTCAGTACAAGGCGGTATTTACGTCATTCTAAATAATCCAGAGAATACAATCTTTATTGTTGACCCAAAAACAAATAAAGCATACAAAGACAAAAAAGGCAATCCTGTCATTAAAGACTTTAAGTATTTGACTCTTAAAGAACCAGGAAAACCTGCTAAGAAAGAACTTGATGTGAAAAAACAATTGCTCACTTGGATTAAAGACAATGTTCCTCCAGGTGCAGTAGACACATCAGAATTAGACAAACTATGAAAAATTTTATTGGGCATGACGGCTTTATTTGGTGGATTGGAATTGTTGAAGATATCAACGATCCACTCACACTCGGTAGATGTAAAGTTAGATGCTTTGGTTATCATCCAGCAAAGAAAACAAATTTAGTTCCGACTGAAGATTTGCCTTGGGCGTTAGCTATTCACCCTTTGAATACACCGAATCTGTATGGTGCACCGAAACTGGGTGATTGGGTCTTTGGGTTTTTTCTAGATGCGTTATCTGCACAAGAGCCTGCAATTCTAGGCTATCTTCCTGCAATACCAGAAGAAGCGTTAGAATACTTTGGCACAGAATCAAGCACAATAAGAAACTTTGCGACTGTTACGAATAGAAGCGATATTGTATGGCAAACAGCAAACAGCAACATCACGATTGAAACAGACAAAAACTTGGTGCTAAACGCAAAAAATTCTACAATAAATTCGAATGTGGATTTAACTTTAACTGGAAATAATGTCACAATCAGTTCAAACACAGATTTAACCTTACGAGACAGTCTTTACGATACAACTCTCACAGAATTAATTCTTAGAATAGAAACGATTGAGGAAAGATTGGATAATCCAACAACTGCAACAGTACCCAATACAGCAATCACAGTCATAACAGATATCTAAAATCACAGTCTACACAGTAATATAGCACACTGTCAAGCAAATGTCAATACTTTATAAGGAAATAATAATGACGAATCACGAAAACTTAGTAAATTTATTTGAATCATATCTCGCAGAGAATGATAAATTTGAGAACAAAAAGAACAAATCTGCAGGAACAAGAGCCAGAAAAGCGTTAGCTGAGTTCACCAAAGTCGCAAAAGAACGAAGAAAAGAAATTCAGGACTCCAAAACGGCAGAACAAACAACATAAATAAAAGAAAAAAATGGCAGAAATCGCATTCTACAAAGACTTATCTTTAGACTTCACTCCCCATCCGGTGAGTGGAGACATTCGACCGATCATAAATGAAACGGCAATCAAAAGATCATTGATGAATTTAATTCGAACAAAGAAAGGCACACGACCTTTCAATCCTGAGTACGGGTGCGATATCAGCAATTACTTGTTTAGCTACGAACCAGGCTTTACCGAATATAACCTTCAAAAAGAAATAACTGAAGCAATTAACAGACATGAACCTAGAGTTTCTGTCAATGAAGTCAATATAAAGTTTGAAGACAACGGAATTGAATTGAACATACAATACATCATAAAAAACATCAATAGAGCCGGTTCTATATCAACATCGTTAACGAGGGCGGCATAAAATGGCCATAGACAATAATTTAAGAGTAGACGAACTCAACTTTGAAGGTATTAAAACTAACTTCAAAAGATACTTGCAGGCACAGGATCAATTCAGAGATTACAACTTTGATGGTGCTGGTATTTCGGTTCTTCTGGATATGTTGGCATACAACACCTACTACAATTCGTTCTATCTAAACATGGTAGCGTCTGAGGCGTTTCTATCAACGGCACAAAAAAGAAATTCAGTTGTTAACTTAGCAAATTCGTTGAATTATGTTCCTCGTTCAACATCTTCAGCATCTATTACAGGTACACTGGCACTCACAGTTGCTAATGCGCCATCTAGCATTACTATTCCAGAATTCACAGAATTCAATGGATCAATTGACGGAGTTGCATACAAATTCTTAAACGTCAATTCAAAAACAATCTTTTCAAATGCTGGTGTATTTTCTGATACTATCACACTCAAAGAAGGCACACTTATCACAACACGATATACTGTTGTGACTGCCGATGCGGATCAAAGATTTTTGATTCCAAACTCAAGAGTAGACACCACAACATTAAATGTGACAGTCTTAAACTCTGCTGTAGACAGTACAACAAGAACATTTACGCCATCAGAAAATTTGGTTGAAATTGACTCAACATCATTGGTGTACTTCTTACAGGAAGCTGAAGATGGACTGTATGAATTGAAGTTTGGTGATGGTGTCTTTGGCACAGCATTAAGCAATGGAAACATTCTAGTCATTCGATATCTAGTGTCTAATGGCGCACTTGCAAATGACATTAATGCACTGACATATTCAGACACAATTACAAACGTTACGGCTGCAACTTTTACCGCATCTAGTCCAGCATCTGGTGGTTCAGCTAGAGAATCCGTAGCACAAATCAAATTCAATGCACCAAAATCATATGAAGCACAAAATCGTGCAGTTACTGCCGAAGACTACAGATCATTGTTGTTAGCGCAACCGACTGTAGACTCAGTTGTTGTGTGGGGTGGTGAAGACAACGATCCGCCTACATACGGAAAAGTATTCATTGCAATCAAACCGACAACAGGTTCTGTATTGACTGCAACAGAAAAACAAAACTTAATTACTTCGGTAATTAATCCTAAGAAAATTCTAACAGTACAAACTGAGATTGTTGACCCAGAGTTTCTATACGTTACTATATCAAGTGTGGTAAACTATGATGCAAAGAAAACATCACTTTCGGCAGATACAATCTCGGGTTTAATTACAGACACCATAAAAAATTATAACGATACAGAAATTGATACGTTTGGCACTTATTTTAGATATTCTAAGCTATCGAGATTGATTGATGTTGCAGAACGTTCTATTTTAAGTAACGTGTTAACAGCACAAATGAGAAAAGAACTTGACGTTCAATTGGGCGTTGGTACACGATATGAAATCAATTTCTCTAATGCAATCGACAATGCAACAAACAATAGACCATCAACACAACCGAGTGGTGTAGGTAATAAAATAACATCAAACGCATTTACGTTTGGTGGTTTTTCAAACTGTTTTCTAGAAGACAACAACGGTATAATTCGTATCTATAGAGTTTTGGGTATCGAAAATATTCCTGTTTCTGTTAATGCAGGAAATATTAATTATGAAACAGGTAAAGTTATTCTAACAAACTTTGCACCAACTGCATTCAATGATGGTAGTACAACATTAAAGATAACTGCATTTCCACAAAACAAAGACATACTTCCATTAAGAGGTCAAATCATTTCTATTCGAGATGAAGACATTTCAGTTAGTGTGGTTGATGATAACTCAATTAGCTTAGTCAATAGATATACCGCATAAAAATGTCAGAATCTAAATTCAAGCCATCATTTGGCATAGACACAATACTTTCGGGCGACATGGCTGTCGAGTCCGAAAAGTTTTTGTTGTTTATGAAAGCATACTATGAATGGATGCAAACTACCAAAATAGAAATAATAAGCACAGTCGGAACATTTGTTCGTGGCGAAACTATTATTTCTGCTGGTGGCGCAACAGCAATTGTTAAAGAAGTTGTTGCTGGTGAATTGATTGTACAAGTTGATACCAGAACACCATTCAATTTATTGGAAACTGTAACTGGACAAACATCTGGAGCAACCGCAACTGTAACTGTTGTTCGAGATAACGTTATACGCAAAACAGGAAAAATATTAGACTATCGTAATATTGAAACATCCATTGATGACTACATTGGTTATTTGAAAGATGAATTATTTCCTAGTATTCCTATCACATTCAACGGCGACAAAAGAAATGTTGCTTTAAAATTTAAAGAATTTTTTCAATCTAAAAGTAACGAAGATTCATATCGATTTCTTTTCAAGTTATTATACAACGAAAACGTAGAGTTTTATTATCCAGGCGAAGATGTTCTGCGTGTGTCTGATGGTAATTTCGAAAAGACTCAGATCATTCGAACAGAAGCATCAGCATTTGGTATAAATGCTTTAGGCAATCAATTCAATAGAGATATATTTTTATTTCTAAACAAAACAATTCGTGGCAAAACTTCAGGCTTTCTTGCTAACGTAGTTGACATTAAGAAATTCTTCATAGGATCAATTGAAGTCGCTGAGATGACTTTGAAACTTGCCAGTGGCACATTTCTTGCCAATGAAGACATTGAAGACATTAACGACACGAACTTAACCACATCAATTTATGGTATTATTGCTGGTATAACAATTATTGATGGCGGATCAGGCTACGAAGTTGGTGATGTTATCACGACAACTGGCGATGGTTCTGAAGCACAAGCTAGAGTGTCTTCTATTAAAGAGTCTCCGATTACTGCGTTGACAGTTAACACAGTTGGACAAGGATATCAATTAAATACAAATGCAACAATTGATAATTCAGGAACTGGCGGATCAGGACTCATCATACGAGTTACTGAACTAGCAAACACGTATACAGTAACGTCTGGTGCAAATACATTTAATGTTGGTGAAATTTCTAAAGTATCTATTATCAATAGAGGCGAAGGCTATTTCAAGAAGCCGACAATCACATTACAAGATACTACAATCACATCTTTGGGTTTGTTGTCTGATAAATTAATTACTATTAGCAATGCTGGTTCTAACTACGGCGTTGGAAATACTCTTAACTTTACTGGTGGTGCTGGTGCGAATGCGGCTGGGCGAATTGCTTCGGTTGTAGAATCTACGACATACGATCTTCTTTTTGAAGATGGTCAACAAATGTTAGCTGACGGAAGCTACGATGACATTATTAAAAATGAAGATTGGGCTGTGCTTGGCGCAATTAAGCGCATCGAGTTAACTAATTTTGGTACTGGCTACACTTCAGCAAATTTACCAACAATCACTGTTAATACAACAACTGGTTCTAGCGCAAACTTGATTGCAACAAACATTCAAGGTAAGAGCGCAAACGTCACAGTTGACACATCTAATAACATTACAGGTATTGGTTCGATTCGTGCAGTTGAGATTACAAATTTTGGTATCAACTACAGCACAGCAAATGCAATTGCAAATACAATTGGTGACGGCAATGCAAATCTAGTACCTACCATTTCAGGTCTTGGTGTTAGAGAAGGCTTTTTTGTGGGCGATGATGGTAAAATTGATTACAAGATTATTCAAGACTCATTTTTCTATCAAGACTACTCTTACGTTATTAAGAGTGGATTAACATTCCAAACATATTCAGACACGCTGAAGTCAATCATTCACCCCGCTGGTTTGATTTACTTCGGTGAAATTCAGATTCTTAATGATCTTGATGTTCATGCGGAACTGATTAATAATCCAGACATTCAGAGAATGCTTGTTCAGATATTCACCCATCTCACTGTGGGTGCAGAGTATGAATATTCTAGTATCACTTGGTCAATTAAAGTTGAAGCGCCTGTTATTAGTCTCAATACAGATTTGTTGGATGTTCAAGAGTATGTTATACACTTGGTTCCTGAAGGTGATGACGAAACTGGAATTACAGATGTTGGAATCACAATCAATCAAGACGATGTTAGACATTCGTTTATTATTCAAACACCATTTGAATTGAATGTTACTGCAACGTCTGCAACGTTACCAACAACAAAATTTGTAATTTCACATCAAGACATTCTACCTGGTTACGGAGATAATATATACGGCAATTTGCCTATGACACCATTTGGTGTTTATAATGAAGACTGGTCTGTTGTTCCAATCTCAGTATTACAAGACGCTAGATTTAGTGATTTGTATGGAGAAAATCCTGCGTATCAGTCGATTATGAATTTGTTTATCGACAATACAATAGACCTTTCTGTATCTGGTATTACAACAAAACTCAAATACGAAACATTTGCAGTTAGCGGGACTATACCACTTTTAGAATCTATTGTTACTACAGGATCGTTAATAGTTAAACCTGAAATTCCAATTCAGCTTACACTCAATGATGTTGGCATATCCATGTCTACTCAGATGGATCGTGAGTTGCCGGTTCTTATAACACTCGCAGACTTAGATACTTATGGTGAATACGTTGTAATTGTATCTCCAACACCAAGTGTGCTTGATGTGTCTGTTGCGGCATCTTCAATCTTACCGCAAAAGTTTGCATCTGCTCAGAGTTTAGTTGCATTGTATGACATACAATTAAAAGATGTTGCAATTTTAAATGTTGCTGGTAATATATTTAATGACGATTTGCCCCAAAATGCATATGAAGGAACAATAGGTTCGTTTGCAAACTCTACGTTTGAATCTTCATATTTGAATTATCCATTATCATTCCAGGAATACGTCAAAATACTTCCTGCAACTACCACTGAGATGAATAATCTTTCTGTAAACAGAGAGATTGTTGTTCGCTCTGAGGGTAACGGATTTAGATTCACGATTTATGATGACTTATTGTTGTCGGATTACGAAACATCACCAATATCTGCATTAGCTGATTTTACATTTGATACAAATTTTGGTACTACAATACATGATGTTACTATCAAAGCAACAACATCACCATATACTAGCGGACAATCTGCAAAACCAAATCCGACTGATATATTCAGAGGTGAAATTTTAGTTAAAACGCAGAGCGAACCTTCAGCGTATGATACATTGTATGAAGACATTAGAATTTCTGCATTTCAGACATTTACATTTAATGATGTTGTTCCTGGAACTACAGATATTATCGGACAACAAACCTTTGCCGCAGTATATCCACAGTCACCACAAACTTCAGCAACATATGTAAAATATGAAAAGATTGTAGGAACAGTTTCTTCTGCTAACGCAGGATTTGAGACACTACCGATTTCAGCGTATAGTGCAATTGCAATCGATGGTGTTGATGATTCGCTACTTTCAGATTTAGTTCCGATAGTAATTGGTTCTGGAACAGACTTTTCTAACGAGTCTTTGCCGCTCGGCTTTGCTGTGGGTGGTGTATTTGTTGCCAACAATGAGTATTTCACAGTAGAGAGTATTGCAAATAGCACATACATGACAACAGATAGGTTACCAGCAAGCCCATTTAGTGGTGTTGTTGCATACAGGATTTCAGCATAAAATAGCCCTCTAAATAATGATAGACAAGCGCAAAATCAACAAAATTTCAAAAAACTTTGTATAAATAAGTAAATGAAAAACAACTTTAAGTACAGTATTCAAAAGGAGAAACCCACATGGCATCAATCGTAACTAGCAAATTCAGAGTACACAATGCACAGCAGTTTGCAGAATCGTTTTCTGAAACGTCAAATACAATTATGTATTTGTTCATTGGTAAAAACACAACATTCCCGGACGATAACAATCCTCCAACGCCAGTAAACTCAACAGCAAACATTGAGTTCACACCATGGCGTGACATGTATGCCGCAAAACGTATTACTACAGCGGACGTAACACACGCAGTTCCACGCTATGACTGGACTTCTGGCACAGTTTATGACCAGTATGACGATCAAGACACAAACTTGTTAGAAGATGACTTCTACGTTATAACTGAAGATTTTAACGTTTACAAGTGTTTGTTTAATGCTGGTGCCACGGCTTCTACTACAAAGCCAACAGGTGTAAGCACATCACCATTTACAGCCGCAGACGGATACATTTGGAAATACATGTATACAGTTACTACTGCTAAGGCTTTAAAATTCTTGACGAATGACTATATGTCAGTTCAGAAATTAGATTCTGATGATGGTACAGACCAGTGGGACGTTCAAGCGGCAGCCGTTGATGGTGGTATTCACGTTGTTAAAGTAACATCGGGCGGTTCTGGTTATGGTTCTGCTCCAGCAGTTACTATTACTGGTGACGGCACAGGCGCTACAGCTAACTCTACAATTACTGCTGGCGTTGTTACAGCGGTCACAATTACAGCGGCTGGTACAGGTTACACAAGAGCAACTGTTGCATTTGCATCAGGTGCCGCGGCCGCAACAGCAATCATTTCACCAAAAGGTGGACATGGTTCTGACGCAGTTGAAGAACTTGGTGGCAAGTACATCATGTTGAACGTTCGTTTGGATGGTACTGAATCTAATACATTCTCTACAGCTAACGAGTTCCGTCAAGTTGGTATTGTTCGTGACCCATATTTGTATGGCACAACTACAAGAGCGGTTGCTTCTTCTTTTAGACAATCATTCAAGTATCAATTGTCTTCAATATCTGGCACGTTCACACTAGACGAAACTATCACTAGCGGTTCAAACACAGCGTCTGTTGTTGAATTTACAACACCAAACTTGTTCACTACATTGCCATTGAATCTTCCATTTGCTAACTCAGCAAGCGTAACTGGTGCAACATCAGCGGCTTCTGGTACTATTGCGGCTATCACAACTCCAGGTTTACAGCCATACAGCGGCGACATTATCTATGTTGAAAATCGTGTGCCAATCTCTAGAGCGGCTGACCAAATTGAAGACGTTAAACTAATTATTCAATTCTAATCTTTTTTAAAAAACGTAGGCTTGAAAAATAAATGGCAAATACAAATCCTGGTGGTGTAGACTTAGACACCAGTCCATACTTTGATGATTATGATGAAGATAAAAAGTTTGTGCGGGTTCTCTATCGTCCTGGACGTGCTGTTCAGGCTAGAGAACTCACTCAAGCACAAACTCTTCAACAGGTGCAGACTAGACGCTTTGCTGAATATTTTTTCAAGCAAGGCGCACTAGTCGATGGTTGCGAACAGAATCTAGATTTAAATTTAAGTTTCTTAAAACTTCAAACTAACTACAATGGTAGTGCAGTTGATGTTACAGACTTTAAAGACAACATATTCTATGGCGCAAACAGTGGCATCAAAGCATATTGTGGACTTGTTACAGACATTGATGGTGATGATCCAAAAACACTATTCATCAACTATGCAACAAACGGAACACAAGTTCTCACAGTAAACGTTGCGCCATCTACGCTCACAACTGGAAACACGATTACCTTTTCAACAGGTAATACTGCTACGATTGAAGCATTTTATACAGACCCAATTACTAGTATAAACAAAATTTTTGTTTCTAACACTAGTGGTATACTTACAGTAACATCAGCAAACACAACATTAAGCACTGGTGCAAATCAAGTACTTAATATTACTGCAATTTCAGATTTTACTGCAAATACTAAATTCACAAACTCAGAAACAATCTTCACTGCAAATACAACTGGCAGAGCATACGCTGTTGCCGCTACAACAAATGCAGTTAGAAATGTAGTTGATGAAGGACTCGCAACAGAACAAATCTACAACTACGGTTCTAAGATTACTGTATCTGAAGGTGTTGTCTATGTTGCAGATCACTTTGTTAAGCATACAAGTCAGACAATTATTCTCGACAAGTACACAAATGAGCCATCATATAGAGTTGGTTTAGTTCCATCAAAATCATTCGTTGATTATATTGAAGATCAAAGTCTTGTTGACAATGCACAGGGTACACCAAACTTTCAAGCGCCTGGTGCTGATAGACTGAAAATTGATACGACACTTACTAAAATTGCGTTAGATGCAACTACTACAGATGAAAATGAATTCATCACAATTACTGAAGTTGAAGGCGGTGTTGCTAGAAAAAGAAAATCAATTACTGTTGACAATAAACTAGAAGATGTTTTAGCAAAACGAACAAATGAAGAATCTGGTAACTACACGTTGTCCGATCCTGTCGTTTATGTTCGTGAACACTTGACAACATCTGGCGCAGACACTGGTGTGTACACTTCTGCGGAAGGTGGTAACTCAGATTTACTTATGGTTGAAGTTGATCCATTTACATCTTATGTGTCTGGATATAGAAATCAAATTATTATAAAAACGCAAATTGAACTAGAAAAAGGTCTAGACACTCAATACGTAGAACAAACAAAAACTCAAATTAACTACGGACAATACATTGAAGTTAAAGAGTTGGTCGGTGCATGGGACGTTATGGAATCAACGTTGGTTGATTTGTATGACACACCGCAACAGGTTATCACAAACTCAGCACACTCAACAGCATCAGTCACTGGAAATTTGATCGGTACTGCTAGAGTTCGTTCAATCGAATATGTAAGTGGTACTAAGGGCACTGCTGACGCAAGATATTATTTGTACATCTATGAAATTACGATGAACACGGGCAAAGTTTTTTCTGATGTTCGTGCTGTTTATGATTCTGCAACACCAAAACGTTTTGCCGATATTGTAACAACATCTGCTGGTGCTGTTTTGCAAGAAACGTCTTTCGACACAATGATCTTTCCGTTGCCATATGACGCAATTCAAACTGTTCGTGATACATCACAAAACGTTGAAACTGCTTTCAGATTTAAGAAAAGATTTACAGTCTCTTTCACATCTGGTGTTGCGACAGTTGCGACTGACGCCGTTACAGAAACATTCGTTGGTACTGACACATTAAATGCCACACAGAAAAACGACTTCTACATGGTTGTTGTTAACAATGCTGGTGCAAACGTAGAGACTTCTGCTTTGACTGGTACTGTTACTGTAGGTGCGGCAAATACTGCTGTTACCGGAAGCGGCACACTATTCACATCGCAATACAACGTTGGCGATTTAATTAAAATTGGATCAACTACTACACATAGAATTGCATCTATTGAAAGTTCTACTGCACTAACTTTAGCAACAGCGCACGGTGCTGGTGCTTCTGGTGTCGCACATACAAAGATTATACCTGCAGGAACGGTGTTGTCTCTTTCTGCAAATGGCGGAAAAGGAAGCACAAGAACTGTTAACGTTACTTCTCCAGGCACTGCATCGATTGATATTCAAGAAAACGCAACATTTACTGCTGACGTTATTGTATCAATGGATAGATCAAATGCTAGAGAAAAAATCAAAACGTTGAATTTCCAGACGCAAGCAAATATTAATCCAAACACACATCCTAACGGATTGTCTGGTCCGTTTGGATTAGGCCTAGGTGATATCTATCAACTACATGCAGTATATCAATCATCGTCATTCGCAGTTGCCGCTAGTACAGCAAACACAAATGTTACTTCTAGTTTTACACTAGACAACGGACAACGTGACTATGCATATGAGCATGGAACAATTCGACCAGTGCCAGGATTTGTTCCTTCTGGTAGATTGTTAGCAGTCTTCGACAACTTTGTGCATGATACATCTCAGGGTGTCGGTTATGCATCAGTTGACTCTTATCCAGTAAATGATGATGTATCATCAAATACTACAATCACAACTGCTGACATTCCTACATTCACAAGTCCTACGACTAAGAAAGTTTTTAGTCTTCGTGATTCGATTGACTTTAGGCCAATCAAGACTGCAAATACAGCTTTGAATCCTATTGATGTTGGTACATATCAAGTGCCTACATTTGGTCTTCGTGTTCCACAATCGAATTCAGACTTTGATGCAGACTTGATTTACTACAAAGGTAGAATTTCAAAAGTATACATCAACAATGCTGGCGTATTTGGTATCAATGATGGTGTGCCTGCACAAGCTGGTAATCAGAGAGCAGAATCACCACCAACAAAACCAGACACGTTAGAGATTGCGGAGTTGATTATTCCAGCATATCCATCTTTACCAAAAGATGTTCAGGTCAAATTGTTGAAGAACAAACGATTTACAATGCGTGAAGTTGCACGTATGAATGAAAGACTCGAAAGGCTTCTC